GGGCTCTGATGGCGCTCCCTCTCGGCTGGTCGATCCACGAGATCGTGCTCGAGCCGATTGTCTCGGGCCAGTGGGCTGGGCTCTATGGGCTGAAGGCGCTCAAGGAGAAGAAGCCGGAGACGTTCCGACTGGTCGCTGGCCAGTACGGCGACATCGAGAAGCTCGAGCAGCAGACCGGCAAGTACTCGCTCAACTACGCTGACCTGTCCCGCTTCCTCGACTACTTCGTGATCTTCATGCCGGATCACGATGGAGACTGGAAGCCCCACAGCGACCTCGAGGCGGCGCACCGGTGGGTTGTCGCCAAGGAGCTGGTCTCCAAGTTCTGGAACATCTTCCTCGAGCAGTTCGCGAGCCCGACGCCTGTCGGGACCGCCCCCGCCGGCACGACGCAGGAGGAGATGAAGAAGCTCGGCGAGTTCCTTGCCAAGCTGAACATCCACAAGAGCGTGGTCTTGAAGGAGGGCTGGAAGGTCGACCTGCTCGAGGCGGCCCGTCGCGGTGGTGACGAGTACCACAAGGCGATGGACTACTTCGACAGGATGATCCGGCTCTCCATCCTGGTGCCCTCTCTCACCATGGAGGAGGGGCAACGCGGCGCCTACAGTCTCGGGTCCCAGCATGCCGAGAACTTCGTCATGGTCCTCGAGTCCATCGGCGAGGACCTGGCCGACGTCATCAACGACCAGCTGATCCGCCGCCTGGTCGACTGGAACTTCGCGACGGACGAGTACCCCAAGTTCAAGTGGAAGCCGTTCAAGAGCGACCGCTTCCACGAGATGGCCAAGTCCATGGCCCTGCTGGTGGAGAAGGGCGTTGTCTCGCCGGATGATCCGTTCGTGCGCGACCGCCTGGGCCTGCCGGCGGACACGCACTCGCCCGGGGCCGGCGGGCCCCCTGCGCCTGGCACCCCCGCACGCCACGCCAGCTTTGGAGCGCCCGCCGGTCTCTCCTCTCTGCGGCACGCCGACAAGGCCAACTTCGCCGAGTACGAGAAGCGGCTGGATCGCCTCGAGGAGGAGGCGGTCCAGATCATGGTCGGTGTTACCGCGACCTGGCTGCAGCAGATCAAGAAGTGGATCCGAGCCAAGCAGCTCGTCGAGCGTCGGGCCGTGAATGACCTCGACCAGCTGCAGCTGAAGGGCGTCGGAGAGTTCCGGGATGCTCTGGTGCGGCTCCTGGGGCATTCCGTCCAATGGGGCTTTTCCGACGCCCGCGACGAGGTCAACCGCGGCCTCAAGGCTGTCGGCCGGGATCCGCTTCCGGACCTCGGCGACACGGCCAAGGTCAACCTGAAGGCCGAGGAGCGGAGCGCCCTGGCCGAAGTGATCGAGTTCTGGGACGGGAAGGCGCCGATCCAGCGGGACCTCTTGCTGTTCTACCGGCGCCGGTCGTTCACGATCGCCGGCGTGCATCGCGACCGGATCCTGCGTGAGGCCCAGGACCTCATCGGCCGGGGGATCATGCGGGGAGCCAGCTACCGCGAGATCGAGCAGGAGCTGGCGGACATGTTCAACCCCTACCTCTCGACTCCCGGCGCCGTCGATCCGGGTCTGGCGGACCCCTACCGCATCCAGACGATCGTCAGGACGAACGCCAGCGAGGCCTACAACACCGGCCGCATGAACCTATTCCGGCATCCAGAGGTCCAGGGGTTCATCAAGGCGTTCGAGTACTCCGCCGTGATGGATGACCGCACGACTGAGTTCTGCGCGTCCTGGCATGGTGCCGTCATCAAGGAGAGCGACCCGGCCCACGGCAGGGTCAACCCGCCGAATCACTACCGCTGCCGGTCTGTCCTGATCCCGATCATCGAGGGGGAGAAGTTCGACCTGACCAAGCCGCTGCCGGCCGAGGAGCCGGCGACCGGCTTCCGCATGTAGGAGGAGACATGGACTTCGTTCTGAACAGCACGGCGCTTGACTTCGCAAGGCAGCTCGCGGTTCAGGGCCGGATCGCGGACGGGTGGTGGCCGTTCGATCCCGAACAGAAGAAGCGGCTGCTCGGTGACGACGGCGACGACTGGGAATCCTACGGCAAGGTGCACCTCGGCATCAGGGGCGACGGTCAGGTCGATGGAGAGGAATCCTTCGCTTTCCCGATCGCCCAGTTCTACGGCGGTGACCTCGTGCTGTCTGTCCAGGCCCTGATCCGCGCACGTCACCAGGCCGGGATGGAGGGGCTGAGCGAAATCTTCAACGCTGCCGACTACCTGCTCAGCCTGGCCGTCGGCCAGCAGGCCTACTTCACGAGCGAGTCCGAGGCGGCACGCTTCGTGGCCCAGGACGACGGAGGCTTCTGGGTCGAGATCTTCCGGGCCGGCACCTGGACGTCCATGGAGGGGCACACCAGGACGTACACGCGTGAGGACCTGGAGCAGATCGTGGCGGCGTTCAAGGCCCTCGAGGAGGACCTGACGGTGCCGCTGCGCCTCGGGGATCACGACGAGGATCCCGAAGCGGACGCCAAGATGGCCTATGGCTGGGTGTCTGACCTGAAGGTCGAGGACGATGTGCTCCTCGGCTACTTCACCCACGTTCCCGACAAGCTGAAGGACGCCTTCAAGGAGAAGCGCTACCGCAAGGTCAGCGTCGGGCTGTGGTTCAACTGGAAGTACGACGGGACCACCTACCCAGTCGTGCTCAATCACGTGGCCGTCTTGGGCGCGATGCAGCCGGCGGTCAAGGGGCTGAAGGACCTGGATGCCTACATGGGCGACGGTCTGGAAGTGCATCAGTTCACCTTCACGGAGGAAGGGGAAGAGATGAAGGAGCTGGAGCAGATGCGGCTGCGGGCCGAGCAGGCGGAGGCCAAGCTGGCCGCCGCGGAGAAGGAGAGCGAGCAGCTCAAGAGCGAGCTCGACGACCTGCGGAAGCGCGTCGCGGAGTTCGAGGAGAAGGCGGCTCGCGATCAGGTGACCAGCATCGTCGAGGCCGCCTGCAAGGAGGGGCGGTGCCTCCCGGCGAACAAGGACGCCGAGGTGGAGCTCGGTCTGATGGCGATGCAGGCGTCGGCCAGCTTCTCCGGCGAGGAGGGCAAGTCGCCCTTCGATGCCTGGAAGAAGCGTCTGGCCGAGGGTCCGAAGGTCGTCGACTTCTCCGACAAGTCCGCCAGCGGCGGCGGTGACGAAGGCGGCAAGGACTTCTGGCAGAAGCAGTACGAGGCCGGGGTCGCCGCGGCCAAGAAGGCCAGTGCCGCCGCGGTCAACAAGGATCAGGACTAGGGCCCTAGGCCCTGTGACCCAAGGAGGGGTGAACGATGAACGGAGTCATCAAGAAGACTCTCACCCAGAACAACCCGGTCGTCGACCTGGTCATGGCCGTGCCCATGACGATCGACGCCTCGGCGGTGGACAGCGGCAATCCCGACGGGACGCACATCCTGCGCCCCGGGCTCGTTCTCGGCAAGATCTCGGCGAGCGGGAAGCTGAAGGACTACTGGATCGACTACGACTCCGGGACGGACACGTCCGACGGATCCGAGACGGCCTACGCGATCCTGCTGAACGAGGTCGACCTCAAGGACGGCGACCCCACCGGCACGGCGACCGATCACGAGGCGATGGTGATGCTCTACGGCGTCGCCGACCCGAACAAGTGCTTCAACTACGACGCCGCGGCCAAGACCGACCTGGAGAGTGCCAACCGGATCTTCTTCCGCTCCTAGCTGAGCGGAGGCGCTGATGCCGGGCGTACCGGCAGGAGGTGAGAATCATGCCCGACTCGATCTTCAGCAGCGGATTCCTGACGGGGCTCGTCAACGAGTTCCAGCCGGACCCCAAGACGATGCCCCTGGCTGCCTGGTTCCCGCGGGTCGACGTCCCGTCGGACCACTACATCTTCGACACGGTCACCGGCAGCCGCGTGATCACGGACTTCCGCGATCCCCGCGCCCTGGCCGGCGTGCAGAAGGTCACCGACCGTGCCCGCACCAAGGTCTTCCTGGCGCACCTGCGCGAGAAGAAGCCCATCGACGAGCTCACCCTGCGGATGATCGACGGCCCCGGGATGCGACAGCCTGAGGCCCCTGAGAAGGCCATCCGTCGCGAGATGGAGGACCTCGACGGGATCATCCAGCGGACCATCCACAACATGCAGGCCAAGGTCGCCACGACCGGGCAGTTCACCCAGAGCTCCCCGATCGCGCTCAACTACGACTTCGGCCTGGACAACAAGGTCACCCTGACCAGCACGGCGAAGTGGGATGCTCCCACCACCGCCACGCCGCTGGCCAACATCCAGTCGTGGGTCGACTCGGTCCGCCAGTCCGGCGGTGTCGAGCCCGCCGAGATCTGGATGTCCACCGAGGCCCTGCGGCGGGCCATGGCGACCGACGAGGTGAAGGCCAAGCTCGACGACGAGTCGAAGCGGGAGTACCTGCGGACGGCCAAGATCGCCGAGCTGGGCGGCCTGCGCGTCGTGCTCTACGACGGCGGCTACCTCGACAGTTCCGGGACCTTCCAGCGGTACCTGCCGGCCAACGTCGTGGTGGTGAAGGCCGACGGCCCGATCGGCAAGACCGCCTTCGGCTACGCCGTCGACAGCAAGGCCCCCGACGGCTGGTACGGCAAGTTCGCCAAGTCCTGGGTGGACGAGGATCCCCCCGGCCGGTGGATCCTGGAGTGCTGCTCCGTCGTC